TATATAAGGAGAAGCTTGCTGAGCTTAAAAAAAATCAATCTTTTTAGTATTTTTATTTGCATAGTATTTTTATTTGTTGTATGTTTGCATCAAATAATTACAACAATGACTACATTGACAGTTAAACAACTACACGAAAGAGCTGAGGATAAGATAGGAGCCCAATTATTAGGACGCTATAGAGACCTTCGCTCACTAGAACAAGACCTTGAGAGGGGTCACTACAAACTATCTAAGGATATTATTCAGACTCAGATAGATGCTACTATGAACCAGATAGACACCCTTGAGTATATGAGGGAAGCTATTGAGGTTTATTCAAATTTATCTACATTTAATCGTGAATAATTTGGTAGTTCCAAATAAATTACGTATATTTGCACAACATTTAAAAACCCTTAGAAATGACTATTTCACAAAAACTATCACAAATCCAAGTAGAACTTAAAGTAGCTAAGACTAAAACCAATAAGTTTGGTGGCTATAAGTTCCGTTCTGCTGAAGATATCTTAGAGGCTTTAAAACCTCTCAACAATAAATTTGGAGTTCACTTCCTAGTAAGAGAATCACTATTAGCTGACGGAGTTCTACTATCAGAAGCTACTATATTTGACAACGAGGATGGCAGCTCTAAAACAGCTACGGCTGTAGTAGGTGTAGACTTTAACCAGAAAGGTATGGCTCGTGCTCAACAGTACGGTTCAGCTAGCTCTTACGGTAAAAAGTATGCACTTGGTAACCTTCTATTGATTGATGACACGGCTGACGCTGATGCTACTAACAATCACGGTAAATCATCAAAAGTTGACTTAAGAGCCAACACTGATGCTTTTGCTAAGGCTGTACAGTACATCAAAGACGGCGGTGATATGTCCGCAATAGAGTCAAAGTATAACGTTTCTGCTGACGTTAAAAAAGCAATAGCAGAGAAATTAGTATAATTATAAACCCTTAATATATATAAATTATGGCTACATTAGTAACCTTAGGATTAAACAAAGAGAAGTTAACTTTCAACGAAAAAGGTTGGGCTAACATCACAATCAGTATCAATGATGATACTAACCAATATGGACAAAACGCTTCAGCATCTTTATCTCAGACAAAAGAGCAGAGAGAAGCCAAAGAAGCTAAGGTCTACGTTGGTAACGGTAAAGTAGTATGGACTGACGGTAACGTCAAAACTGCTGACCGTGTTGAGGAAGGTGTAACAGCTTCTGAGCAGTCAACTGCTGGACGTGGAACTCCTGACCTACCTTTCTAAGTAATAACGCAACAATATAAATAATATGAATACACAAGAATCACAAAAAAGAGAGTACGGAAAAGACAGAAATATCAATCTACAAATTAGATTGACTTCTAACGAGCTAGAAGCCCTTAAGAATCTAGCCAAAAGTAAAGGAGTGGCTATGAGTAAAGTCATCAGAGACTTCATCAACTCCTAAGTTCTAATACATATATATAAACCAATAAACACCCTTCTATGTTAGCAACACTCAATCACTTAAAGGAAAAAATTATGGACGTAAAATACGACCGTATAGAACAAGGCTTAGGTCTTGACTTACCTGAGGTTGATGAATGGCTAAGGTTCAAGAGGGGTGGGTTTAATATATGTATAGGTCACGCTAACGTAGGTAAGACTACAGTTATATTGTACCTGATGATGGCATACGCTCTTAAGCATAACCTTAAATGGCTTATTTTTAGCTCAGAGAATACTGACTATAGCATAGCACGAAAGCTTATAGAGTTCAAAACGTCAACACCAGTACAGCAATTGCCTGACGCAGTTATTGAGAAAGAACTAGAGTGGATTAATGACCACTTTAAAATCATCTTAGTTGATAAGATATACACAGCACGTGTATTGATGCAAGAGGCTAAGGTGATAAAAGATGAATGGAACTACGACGGAATACTTGTAGACCCATACAACTCACTTGCAAAAGACCCTCAGCTTTTACGCTCAGTAGGCGGTCACGAATACGACTACCAAATAGCTTCAGAGTTTAGATTATTTTGCAAAGAAAACAATGTTTCAATGTGGCTCAACTGTCACGCTGTTACCGAAGCCTTAAGACGTAAACACCCAGCAGACCACGAGTATGCAGGGCACCCACAGCCGTGTAGTATGGCTGATGTCGAAGGAGGGGGTAAGTGGGGAAACCGTGCTGATGACGTGATTTCGTGTCACAGGTACACCCAACACAGCGAGCGGTGGATGTTTTCTGATATTCACGTGGTAAAAGTAAAGGAGACAGAGACTGGCGGTCGACCGACCAGCCAAGACGCTCCTATCTCAATGAGAATGATGCCAGCGAATTGTCAGTTCACAGTAGCTGGACAGGATGTAATACAAAAGAAACAAATAAAAGCAGAGAAATTAGAATGGTAATTTTAGCAATTTTAACAGCGTTTGTTATGGCACTTCATATATGGCTTGCAGAACCAAACGTGACAGCGAGAGTGAGCTTCGTAAAAGGCTTAATGTTCGGAGCAGTATATGGCTCTTATGATATAGAAGCAGAGACTGGAGAGCTTATGAAGGCGTCTCACTACCAAATGAGCTTAGGCTTTATAATATTAACTTTAGAATGGTATAATGAATACAAATAAAGCAATAGAGCTGCTAGCAGTTCATCACAGTGAGTTTATAAACACAGCCAAGGCTATAGCTGGCAACAACTTTGACGTTGCTAACTACGCTGAGGACTATGTTCAAGACAGTTATCTTAAGTTGTTAGGTTATGATGACCTTTATGATAAGATAATCGACGGAGAGAAGGCCTCCAAGGGCTATATGTTCTTTGCGTTACGTTCAACAATCATTAACGACCTCAAAAAAGTAAAGAAGTGTCGCTATACACATATAGGTGACCAATACGATATGGAGGAGAAGTATATGGTAATTGATGAGGGCAGAGATATGAATGAGACGGTTCTAGAAGGTCTAGAGGATGAGATGTATGAGGTTCTTAAGGATGAGATACATTGGTTCGACTACGAGCTTTTCAGGAAGTATCTTAAAACACGCAAGAGCTTCAGGGTTCTAGCTGAGGAGAGTGGCTTAGGTATTCAAACTATATACCTGTCAATCAAAAAAAGTAAGTTAATTATAGCAGATAAGCTATATGATAAATATGTACAATTTTCAAAAGGAGCACACAATGGCTAGACAGCAACAAAGTACTGCAAAGATTAAAACAGTAAAAAGAAAAAGAAGGGGAGTTCACTCCAAAAATGCGAGTAAAGGACAAAACGCATACAAATCAAAGTCCAGAGGTCAAGGTTCAAATTAAATAATATGGAAACTATATCAATTTTAGCTCAAGCTACTGACGGAATGACAGCTCACGCTTCAGCTATTTATAACTCTAAAAATTAATAATTATGGAAACTATCAATGAAAGAATATTTCAACTAAACGAGGAAGGTCTTGCTGCTGGTAAGATTGCTCAAAAGCTTAAGATTAAAAAAGCTGAGGTTCTAGATATACTAGGAGAGGCTGCTAATAAAGGAGCTGGAGACATAGTAGAATCAATCACTACAGCAACTGGAATCAAAGCAGTGGTGGACACTGTTGCTAAGGCTCTGGACACTGATTGTGGGTGCGCAGCTAGAAAGGAGACGCTAAATAAATTGTTTCCTAATCGTAAGCTAAACGACCTTAGTACTGAGGATTATGATTATCTAACGGAATGGTATTCGGTTAACCGCAGCTCAGTTAATACTAAGGAGCAAAATATGCTGGTAGATATATATAATAGAGTATTCAATGCTAAGCGTAAAGTAAGCAACTGCTCACCGTGTATAGCGTCTATCAATCGTGAACTAAGAAAGATATACGATGGAGCTAACAACTAAGAAGCTTAAGAAGCTCAGTAAGACAGAGCTGACTAAGATAGCTGACCAGATGGCTACTAAACTACAGTGGTTTCATTCAACTGGTAAGAGCGAAACAGAGCCTGAACGTTATAAGCGTTTGGCCTTAGAGCTCTATCACGTTGCTGATATCATTGAGGAGAAGGAGCAAGCGAAAGCAGCTAAAAAGATGTCTCTTAAAAAATAAATCAACAGGGGCTTGCATATTTCAATTATTTGTCATATGTTTGCCCCATAATAATAAAACAAAAATTTATGTCTGAAATTAGACCAAGACTCTCAGGAGCACGCAAAATCAACTTTGAGTTCTTTAACAACAAAGAATCTAGAGTATTAGTAATTGGTGACTTACACGCACCTTTTGACTTAGATGGATACTTCGACCACTGTGTTGAGGTGTATGAACGTTACAACTGCAATAAGGTTGTATTCATTGGTGATGTTATTGATAATCACTTCAGCTCTTATCACGAGACTGACGCTAACGGAATGGGCGGAGCTGCTGAGCTAGACCTAGCTATTGATAGACTACGTAGATGGTATCACCGTTTTCCTGATGCTGATGTAACTATTGGTAATCACGATAGAATCATTATGCGTAAAGCTCAGAGTTCTGCCGTACCTACTAAGTGGATAAAAGACTACAAGGAAGTTCTAGAGACTCCAAAATGGAGATTTGTCACTTCAGTAGACATTGACGGTGTTCACTACATTCACGGTGAAGCTGGAACTGCTAAGACAAAAGCTCGTGCTGATATGCGTTCAACTGTTCAAGGTCACTTACACACTCAAGCATACACTGAGTACTTTGTAGGAGCTAATACTCGTATATTCGGAACTCAAGTAGGATGTGGTATTGACTTCACTTCTTATGCTCTAGCTTATGCAAAAGCAGGTAAAAAGCCAGCTATTGGATGTGCTGTAGTAATCGGAGGCCGTACAGCTATTAACGAGTTGATGGTATTATAATGAGAAGGATGAATGACAGAGATAACGTAGAAGTAAGCTACGACACCTTGGAGAACTTACCAGAAGGAATCTCCAAGG